GACGTTTTGTTATTCAACAAAATGCCGTAGTAAAAGCGTATAAAGATTATTATGAAACTAAAAAAGAAGAGAAAAAATGATATCAGAACCAAGAAAATGTAAATCTTGCGGGCATCGATGCCATTGTTATGCTCCAGAATGCAAAGAGTGTATTAATGACGTTTGTACAAAGTGTGACTGTAAAGAAAAATAAAAGAGAGTACCATGTCAGATCTGGAAACAGAAGTCAAGATTCTGCAAAAGGATCTGATTACATTTCAATCTATCCTGGATAAGTTCGATACCACAATATCGAAACTTACAGAAATAAGCAATAATCTAGCAAAAGTTATTGCTGTCCAGGATAGTAAAATCGAATCACAAGAAAAAGCAATAGAAATTATTCATAGAAGAATAACAGACACCCAAGAAGAATTGGGTAGTCAATTAAGCGAACACTATAAAGTTATTCTAGAGAAAATCAAAGAATTACAAAACGAACAAAAAACTCATGCACATGAGATGTCATCTAGAGTTGATGCATTAGAGAAATGGAGATATATAGTTATTGGTGGTTCTATTGTATTAGGTTTCTTACTTTCTAGAGTAGATTTTATCAATAAGATTCTAGGGTGACAATACGAATTATAGTACCTGTCAACCATTTTGTCAACTAAAAAAAGCAGTTGACAGAAATTATTTTATTATGTATACTTTGAATAATGGAGGTACGAATGCTTTGGATTGACACAAAATACGCAGGTCTTATTTCGCCAAAATTAGATAAATGGAAAGTTAAGCAGACAAATCCCTTTGTCGCTAATTTTCGTTGTCCTATTTGTGGTGATTCGGCTTCTAATCCTAATAAAGCCCGTGGTTATCTTCTTCAACATAAAAACAGTATGATGTTGAAGTGTCATAACTGTGGAATTTCTATGGGATTAGATAAGTTGATAGAAAAGCTTGATTCTTCTCTATATCAACAATATAAATTAGAAAAATTTGGAAAAAAATTTGAGAAAAAATCTTTCGATTTTAAACCTAAATTTGAAACAAAAAGTATCGAAGACCTTCCAGATTTTATCGAAAATATCACAAATCTAGATGTAAATCATCCGGCAGTACTATATTGTAAAAGTAGAAAACTACCAGATTATAAATTAAAATACATCTACTATATTGATGATGTCTCAAGAATTACAGAGGTAGTAGAGAAATATAAGAATCGAATTAAGACTAACGAAGGTAGGATCGTATTACCATTTTATTCAAAAAATAATGATATAGTAGGATTTACTATGAGAGCGATTGATAAAAATCCTCTTAGATATATAACTATTCGACTTCGTGAAGATGAACCTATGATATATGGATTAGAACGGATTAATTTAAAGAAAAAAGTTGTATGTGTAGAAGGTCCTATTGATAGTTTATTTTTGTCTAATGCAGTTGCTGTCAGTGGTGCTGACATGAAGAAAGCCACGGAGATTTTACCAAAAAACACTATTTACGTTTTTGATAATCAACCTAGAAATAAAACTATTTGTAATTTACTTGACAGAATGATAAGAAATAATTATACTGTTTGTATCTGGCCGAACAATCTCTATGGTAAAGATATCAATGATATGGTTTTGACTGGATACAGTGTCGAGAAAATTATATATAATAACTCATATTCAGATCTAGGTGCTATGTTAAAATTTAATGAATGGAGAAAAGTGTAATGTCATGGCCACATAAGAATAGACCAAGAAAAGGTCGTAGAAAAATTGGATCAACCAAACGTAAGAATGCCAGTAAAAACCGTAAGAGGAAATAATGTTTAACGAAAAACATATGTTCTATATAATTATAGCTACAATAGCCATAATTATTGCTATTCTTATTCCTATGAATGTTAACGCAGAAGAAATCAAAATTAAAGATATATATAAAACCCAACAAAGAGCGATACCTAAAGTAGAAACTGTATGTACAGATAGACAGGTTCCGATATATAATAATCAACAATCATCTGATGGTTCTTCAATTTTAGGAACTATCATTGGTGGTGTAGCAGGTGGATTACTTGGATCTACAGTAGGTAAGGGTACTGGAAAGAGTGTTGCTATAGGTGGTGGTGCTGTTGCTGGTGCTTTAGCTGGTAATCAAGTTGGTAAAAACATGGGTAGTAGTAATGATGTTGTTGGATATCAGAATGTACAACAATGCACTCCTCATACGAGGTATGATTATGTAAATGAAGAAATATATAGTCATAGCGAAATCACTTTCTGGTACAATGGACAATATAAAACATTAACATTTATTAAGTGAGGTTTTATGGAATATTTTGATTATAGTACACGATTGATTTCTATGACCGAACCGTTGATTGATGACGTAAATACATCCGAAGAACTTGTAGCATTCTGTGCAAGAGTTTCAAATCCAACAAATCAAACAAACAACGAGACCGCAGGAAAACTTCTATCTTATTGTAAAAAGAATTCTCATTGGTCTATCTTTGAGATGGTAGACGCAACAATTGAGATTAAGTGTACAAGAGATATTGGTAGACAGATTCTGCGGCATCGGTCTTTCAGTTTTCAAGAATTTAGTCAGCGATATGCTGAAGCACAGGATTTTACATGGAGGGAACCAAGACTACAAGATTCAAAGAATAGACAGAATAGTCTAGAAGGAGTAGACAAAGACACGAGAGATAATTGGCAATTGATACAGACAAATGCCTTAGTTCAGGCCAAGAAAGATTATCAATGGGCATTGAATATGGGTATTGCTAAAGAAGTAGCAAGGTCTATTTTACCAGAAGGGCTCACGATGTCTACAATGTATATGAAGGGTTCTCTTCGTTCTTGGATTCATTATTGTGATCTTCGTATGGGTAATGGTACACAAAAAGAACACAGATTAATCGCAGAAAGTTGTTGGCAACTATTATCTGAGAAGTTTCCAACCGTATTTTTAGAGGGAAATTAAATGCAAAATCATCTTCCAACCGAATATCAACAGTTTATTCATCTATCACGTTATTCACGTTTTATGTGGGATAAGGGTAGACGTGAGAGTTGGACCGAGACTGTAAGTCGTTATTTTGATTTCTTTGAAGAAGATCTAAATGACAAACATGATTTTAAATTAAGTAAAAAAGACAGAGACGAACTAGAAGATGCTGTATTAAATCAAAAGGTAATGCCCTCTATGCGGTGCCTTATGACTGCTGGTCCAGCATTGAAGAAAGAGAACGTTGCCGGTTATAACTGTTCATATCTTGCGATTGATCGTGTTCAAGCATTTGATGAATTACTTTATATTCTTATGAATGGTACTGGTGTAGGATTCTCAGTAGAACGCCAGTTTGTTACTAAACTTCCCGTTGTTGCCGAAGATTTCTTTGATTCAGATGTAGTAATCACAGTGGCAGATTCTAAGATTGGTTGGGCAAAGGCACTCAAGGAACTTATTGCTCTTCTCTATCAGGGTCAAGTACCTTCTTGGGATACTTCTAAAGTACGTCCAGCCGGATCACCATTAAAGACTTTTGGTGGTCGCGCATCTGGTCCAGAACCACTTGAAGATCTTTTCAAGTTTGTAACCTCAATTTTCCGTGGAGCTGCTGGTCGTCGTTTATCTTCGCTTGAATGTCATGATATCGTATGTAAGATTGCTGAGATTGTAGTTGTAGGTGGTGTTCGTCGTAGTGCTCTTATCTCACTATCTAATCTATCTGATGATCGTATGAGACACGCAAAGGCAGGACAGTGGTGGGAACAAAACCCACAAAGAGCACTTTCAAATAATTCAGCATGTTATACAGAGAAGCCTGATATTGGTATCTTTATGGAAGAATGGTTATCTCTATACAACTCTAAGTCAGGTGAACGTGGACTGTTCAATCGTGAATCTGCAAAGAAGCAGGTAGCAAAGACAGGTCGTAGAGATGTAGATCATGAGTTTGGTACTAATCCATGTTCAGAGATTATTCTGAGAGACCGTGAGTTTTGTAATCTTTCAGAAGTTGTGATTCGTTCTACAGATAGTCTAGAAACACTAAAGGAAAAGGTACGTCTTGCTACTATTCTTGGAACGTTTCAATCAACATTAACAAACTTTAGATATCTATCAAAGAAGTGGAGAGAGAATTGTGAAGAAGAACGTCTTTTGGGTGTTTCATTAACAGGGATTATGGACAATGATCTTACAAATGGAAAGAGTGAGAAGAGAGGTAACATTAAGACTCATCAAGTTCTACAGGAACTTAAAACCGTCGCAATCGAAACAAACAAAGAGTGGTCTAAGAAAATCGGTATCCCACAGTCAGTTTCGGTTACTTGTGTTAAACCTAGCGGCACTGTTAGTCAACTTGTTGATGCTGCCAGTGGCATTCATGCACGACATAATCCTTACTATATACGGACGGTGCGTGGAGATAAAAAAGACCCTCTGGCGATCATGATGAGAGATGTTGGTTTTCCTGTTGAAGATGATGTAATGAAACCAGAACATACTTATGTGTTTTCATTTCCAATGAAGTCACCGGATAGTTCTGTGTTTCGAACTGATATGTCTGCAATTGAACAGTTGGAACTATGGAAGACTTATCAAGACGCTTGGTGTGAACATAAACCTTCTGTAACTATTTCTGTCAAAGAACATGAGTGGTTAGAGGTTGGTGCATGGTGTTATAAAAATTTTGATTATATGTCCGGTGTATCATTCTTACCATTTTCTGATCACACATATCGTCAAGCACCATATCAAGATTGCACTGAGAAGGAATATCAGCAACTATTAGAGAAGATGCCAAAGAATGTGGATTGGGCTCTTCTACAGAATTATGAGACAACTGATCTAACACTTGGAGCGCAGGAAATGGCTTGTGCCGCTGGAGGATGTGAAATTATTTAAAAGATTAAAAGTAACTCGGAGTATCAAATGGAAACAATAACATGTGAGGAGTGCGGAGCAGAATTTGATATACAACATAATGAAATAAATAAGGTCGCATACTGCCCATTCTGCGGAGAAGTCTTTCAACAAAATGAAGACTTCGATGAATGGGCAGAAGACCGAGAATTTTGGGACGATGAAGACGAATAATGTATGATAATCCTTGGATGTACCAGGGAGAAGTATTTGATGAGAATTTAGTTGACAGGTATCATGGTTTCGTTTATTGTATTACTTGCCCCGATGGTAGAAAATATATTGGTAGAAAGACATTTTGGTTCATGAGAAAAACTCGTGGGGCGAAGCGGCGTAGTCGTATCGAAAGTGATTGGCGTGATTATTATGGTTCCAGTGATGTTGTGAAAGATCTTATAAATCAATCTGAGACAAGTAATTTTCAAAGAGAGATACTATCATTACATAAGACTAAAGGTGAAATGAACTATACTGAAGTTAAAGAGCAGTTTCAGAGAAATGTTTTAGAATCGTCGGAATATCTCAATGATAACATCAATGGCCGGTATTTTAAATCGAGAGTGGAGAAATGGTTAGAATAATGATGATGAAATGGAGCTGAATATGCAAAATGAATTGCCAGATCATTTGGGTGGTCAAAATGGTAGGAGTTGGACGGATGATGGATCGCTTAATATTATGTGGAATCTTGGTTGCCGAAAGATGCTTGATGTCGGCTGCGGATTTGGAGGTCAAGTTAAATTAGCAGAATCTCTTGGATGGGAATCTTATGGCGTTGATGGTGATTGGACAGTCCTTCCTAAAGAATCCAATTTTCATTTAAATGATTATACAAAAGGAAGTCCTACTTTAACTTATGAAGTTGATTTAATTTGGTGTGTAGAATTTTTAGAGCATGTAGAAGAAAAGTATATGGACAACTATATGTCTACATTTCAAGATAGTAAAGCAAAATATCTTATCGTCACCCATGCTGTACCAGGACAAGCCGGTCATCACCATGTTAACTGTCAAGAGAAAGATTACTGGCTAGATGCTTTCAAAAGATATGGATTTGAATATGATGAAACACTTACTAAACAAATTCGAGAAGAATCTACTATGAAAAAACCTTTTGTTGCCAGAACAGGATTAGTATTTAAGAGGAGTTAATAATGTTGTATAATGATGTATATAAAAGTTCTCATAAAACTCTTGATAGATATCCTCTAAATGATGTAGATTTAACTGAGAAAGGTATTCATCTATATAGAAAACTTCAGGCAGAAATTAAACACTTTCAAAGATTAAAACAAGTTGACCAAGAGAACTTAGACTATTATAATGTAGGATTAATAGTTCATAAAGGATTTGTTGGTTCTAGTGTTGACGTTGAAAGGGCTTTAAAAGAATTCGAAAATTTCGAGGTATCGGTATCTAAAAATTCTAACAATATTCTTTCAATGAATAGAGATAAGTCTAGATTATTATATAATATATCATTACTAATCTATCCCCACATTTATAAACTTATTGGAGGAGATGAACGAGAAGTAGAAACCAAGTTCAGAAATAACACATTTGCTCAAATCGTAAGAAATAGACCAGGAGATGACGATCATCAAAAATTAATGCATCTAGATACATACTTTCCTGCAATCAAGTTTTGGTGGTTTCCAAAGAAAGTCGATGATGGTCCATTAATGTTTGCTAAGGGTAGTACAAAATCAAACGAAAAAATGCAGATGTGGTATTATCAACAAAGTGTAAAAGCGTGTAAAAAAGAATACGAAGAGTGGAGAGCAAAAGATCATTATGAAGGATCGTTTAGAGTAAGTGAAGAAGAATTACAAGAGATGGGTTATGAAATGGAACCCATCTACGTAAACGAAGATACATTAGTTATTGCTAATGTTGGTGGTTTTCATTCTAGAGGTAATACAAAAGAATTGAATAGAAGAGTTGCTATTCATGGCAGTGTAAGATTAGATAATCCGTTGGGAGATACAATATATGTTAAAGATATACTCAAAAGTTTATCCAGATAAGTTATGTCATATGGTATATCGTTCTGACGATTTATCAGAGAATAGAGAAGATGTTGCACCAGAAGATCAATTTATTCAAGTCTCGGCTTTAAAATTAGAAGCAGGAAAGACGTTTCGACCACATAGACACATTTGGAAAAATGCCCCTAGAAAACAAGTTGTCGCTCAAGAATCTTGGTGCGTTATGGAAGGTAAAGTAAAAGCACATTTCTATGACGTGGATGATACTATTTTAGAAGAAATTGTTTTAAATTCAGGAGATATTTCACTTACGTTTGAAGGTGGTCACACATACACAATTTTAGAAAACGCTAAAGTTTATGAATACAAAACTGGTCCATATGAAGGTGTAGAAAAGGACAAGGTATTTTTAAATGGGAACGTATAACGTTCGTGGTGGACTAGGCACTCAAATACTATCACTTTATACATGTTACGCCATAGCTAAAGAAAATAATACAACAGTAAATAAAATATTGTTTAACACTGGTGGTTATTGGCAAAATTCAGATATTATAATGGATGAAGATCGTATCTTTTTCGACGACTTTTTGACGTTCAAAAAAAGACCAGAAATTACTACGGTGATTGGTACTAATAAAACCAATCCTTTCAAAGAACCTAATGTTTCTCTCTTACTTAAATGGTGGGAAAATATTAATGAATCTGAAGTTAGTTTAAATTTGAACGGTTGTGATTATGTTAATTCTGGTAAAACTGTGATTCATGTCAGACAATCAGATAGACCTTTGATACCAATTGAAGTATATGATGAAGAAATTAGATATCATAAAAATCCTATTATATTATCTGAAGACAAATCTGTACATAAAAGATATGGTATTACACCAACAAACGATACTATAAAAGATTGGATGACTATATATCAAGCGCATACTGTTATTGGAGGATTTTCTTCTTTTGCATTACTTGCTGGTATGTGGAATCCAAATCTAAATGTTTATTTCTTTAATAAACTTTTGGCAAATCCAAATGTATCATTCGATGTCTGGAATATTATACATAAATTTGTAGAAAAATTCCCTAACATTAATTGGACATAATATAATGGAGTCTTAAAAATGAAAACTGTTTTGATACTCGGTGGCAGTGGTGGTATCGGTAAAGTTTTAACAGAAATTATGAAGGATAAATATAATGTTACATCTTTATCATCTAAAAATTTAGATGTAAGAAATCGTAAAGAATGTGATATATATTTTAAAACAAATCATTTTGATATTGTAGTAAACTTAGCAGCGTATAATGCTAATGGTTTTACACATAGCATTGGTTATATTGATACTGCCAATCAAGTAGATACAAACGTTTGGGGTACTCTAAATGTAGTTCAACTTTGTTTGAAACATTTTATGAGAGAACGTGGTGGTAATATTATTCTTGCCTCTTCTATTCTAGCGGATAAAGCTCAAGTAGGAACTTCTATATATTCAGCAACAAAGGGATTTATAGAATCATATGTTCGTACCGTTGCCGCAGAAAATTTTAATAAGAATGTTTATATAAACGCTATTCAGTTGGGATACTTTGAAAAAGGTCTAACAGAAACTATTAGTGAAGATATTCAACAAGAGATAATGAAGAATATTCCCGCCAGACGATGGGGTAGAATTGAAGAAGTGTACAATACAATTGAATATATATTAAATACTAGTTATGTTTCTGGTCAAACACTTCGCATTAATGGCGGTCTGTTATGAATCCTGAATTAGTAGATCATGGTTCATTTTGTAAGTATAAATTAGAATCAACGTTTGGAGATTACGTTGTTCTAGATTATAACGTATTTTCTTCTGTTATTATGGATATTGGTGACTGGGTTCATATTGCTCCACAGGTTGCTATTATTGGCGGCAGGACTTCCAAGCTTGTTATGGGTCATTTTAGTGGTATCAGTGCTGGCGGCAAAGTTATTTGTGGTGGAGATGATTTTGCTTCTGGCTCTCTTATGAATCCACAAGTACCTAGTAAGTACCGAATTTCAAATATAACTACAGTAACATTTGAGCCATTTTCTTGTATTGGTGTCAATAGTGTTGTTATGCCTGGAATTACTCTAGGTGAAGGAGCAGTAGTAGGTTCAAACTCGACGCTTACTAAAGATGCTGAACCATGGACAATCTATGTTGGCAGTCCTGCAAGACCTGTAAAGAAAAGACCAAACGAACTTGCTTATAAGTATGCTAGGGAGTTAGGTTATGACTTTTAATAAATTCTGGAATAGTGAAGGTTATGATATCATTGATTTGGAGTTGACTGATGCCGAAATTAATGGTATAAATGATGATGTAACAAACATTCTAGCACTAGAGAATAAGACGATTCAATCTGACCATTATCAATATACACAGTGGCCCAGATTATTTGAAGCGTGGAAAAAGAGTAGAAATATCGCCAATCTCTGTATGAATGAAAAAATACTTCGTCGTCTAGAAAATTGGTATATGAAGAAGGCATTTCCGTTTTCTACAATCAATTTTACGGGCCCATCTAATCAACCTCTACATAGTGATTGTATTCATTTTCATACCATACCAGAGAGAATGATGATTGGTGTATGGGTTGCTTTAGAAGACGCGACTATAGAGAATGGTACTTTGTCTGTAGTTCCAGGTAGTCACGACTGGGATATATATAACTATGAATCTCTAGGCCTTCCACATCCAGACGATATAGAGAATGGTGAAGAGATAAACTATAGAGAATATGAGAAGTTTATAGAGCATCTTGTTTTGATAAAAAAAGGAAAGAGAACTCCTGTTCCCGTGAAAAAAGGTGAAGCGATTATATGGGAAGCAAATCTTCTACATGGCGGCACATTTACGCCACACAAAGATAAAACGAGAAAAGCACAGGCGATACACTACTTCTTTGAGGGGTGTTCTGAGTACTATCATCCAATGTTCTCTAGACCTAGCGAAGGTAAGTATGCTAAAAAATGGTGTAACGAGAATAATAATATAAGAACATATCTGGAGGATATTGATGGTAGAATATAACGCATGGCCTATAGGACAACTACCTAAACATTTACAAAGACCAGAGCTAGACCAAATTAGAGAACTCGGTTACGATTGGAAAGATCCACGCGATATAGTAGATATGTTTGAAAAAAAGGTTGCCAAATACGCAGGATCAAAGTACGCGGTTTCTGTAGACTGTTGTTCACACGGTATCTTTCTAGCATTACAATGTATAAAAAGACACAGAAAAAATATATCAACTATTACTATTCCTAAACACACATATGTTTCAGTACCTCAACAGATAATACATGCCGGATTTAAAGTAAAATTAGAAGATAGAGAATGGTCAGGTATATATCAGTTAAAACCTTATAGAATATGGGATGGAGCTACTCGTTGGCAAAGAGATATGTACATGGGTGGATTTCATATCGTTTCTTTTCAATTAAAGAAAAGAGTACCTATTGGTAGAGGTGGTATGATTTTACTTGACAATAAGAACGAATACGAGTATCTTAAAAAGATTAGATACGATGGTAGAGATTTAGATGGTAAATATGATGAAGATTCCTTTGAACACTTGGGGTGGCATTATTATATGACACCAGAAGACGCCGCTCGTGGTATCATTATTATGGACCAGACTCCTGAATATAATGATGATAGTGGTGGTTGGAAGAATTATCCTGATTTATCAAAAGCGAGGTTTTTTTAATGAAAGCGTTAATTACAGGTATTAGTGGACAAGACGGATCTTATCTTACAGAATATCTTTTAAGTCTTGATTACGAAGTACATGGTATTGTCCGTAGACATAGTGTAGCAGAAAATCAAAGCGCAAGATTAGAAAAATTCTCTGATAAAATTGCCGGTCTTCATTACGGCGATCTATTAGATGTACACTCATTATATGATATCGTTAATAAAATTAAACCAGATGAAATCTATAATTTGGCTGCTATGAGTCAAGTTAGGATTTCTTCTGACATCCCCTCTTTTACTATTAAAACAAATTCTCTAGGCGTTTTAAATATGCTAGAGATTACTAGTAAACTCTGCCCAGAAGCAAAGTTTTATCAAGCATCTTCTAGTGAAATGTTTGGTAACAGTGTAGATGAGGACGGGTTTCAAAGACTAACAACACCAATGAATCCTGTCAGTCCATACGGCTGTTCTAAAGTTCTTGGTTATAATCTTGTAAGACATTATAGACACGGATATAATATGCATGCTTGTAACGGAATTTTATTCAATCACGAATCTCCTAGACGTGGAACAAACTTTGTAACGAATAAAGTTGTGAAGAACGCTGTTCTAATCAAGAAAAACAAACTCAATAAACTTGAGATGGGTAATATGGATAGCAGTCGTGATTGGGGTCATAGTTCTGATTATGTTAGAGCAATGCACAAAATTATTAATCATAGTGATCCAGACGATTGGATTGTAGCAACTGGTAAATCCTATACTGTCCGACAAATGTGTGAATATGTCTTTGGCCGACTAGATTTAAATTATGAAGACTTTGTAGTACAAAATCCAAAATATATGAGACCAGAAGAATTGAAATATCTCTGTGGTGATTCAGAAAAAACTAGAAAGATACTAAATTGGAAACCTAATTATACTTTTGAGTTAATGTTAGAAGAGATGATAGAATATTGGATGGGTAAAACATGAAAATTGTTTTCGCCTGTTGTGATCCCATCTATTTAAAAGAACATGGAGAGGCGTTTGCTAAGAGTGCGATAAAGAATGGCGAAACACCTTGGATTCATATTCTTTGTGACGAAGAAACGAAACAAGAGATTTTAAATCAGAATTCTTTTGATTGGCATATCGGATGTCATTTTAGTTTTAGTGACATTGAACCAAAAGATCGCATGATGTATGCTTGTTCTAGATTTATCGTTGCTACTGATATAATTAGACAAGACAATGTTTCTGAAATGTTGATTGTTGATATTGATGGATTTCTAAGAAAACCTATTGATTGGGACGATTTTAAAAATTGCGATTATTCAATTTTCACAAGAGATCCGTTACCAGGAACAGTAGGATGGGAAAATGAGGGAACCCATGTAGCTGCTGGGGCTATGTATCTGAGAAAGTCTGGTTATAGTTTCATTGATACTGTGGCACATAATCTCATGGAAAATATCAAAAAGCATGGTTGTATTTGGTTTATGGATCAAGTCATTTTGTGGAAAGTTCATCAAAATATAAAAAACTTGAAGTTTGTTCAGATGCCCTCTAAGTATATTGATTGGGAGTTTAATGAAGACAGTATCATCTGGTCCGGCAAAGGTAATCGAAAAAATCAAAAAAACTATCTAGAGGAACGCAAAAGTGCAAGTTGACATATACATGCCTAGACTAGACGTTATGTTTAAAGAAGGTCCTGTTCCAGAACAAAGAGGACCTATTGCTCCAATACGAGTCCATTGGATAAAGTTTATTGAACAACTTTATAATGCTCATGATGTTTTAAAAGACGACGTAAGAGTTATTGAAGTTCCTTTGTGGCAGATTACGACTGAATTTGTAAAAGAACACAGCAAAGACGCTGATGTTTATTATATACCACACAAGATGGAACAAACTTGGTGGTTAGATAATCGTGTTAGATATTATATGCAGATGGTTATACCACATATCTTTTCTATTGATAGTAAAGGTTGGTGCGCTACCGCTTCATTTTATCCTATAGAAAATCTTAGTAAGAATACTGAAAGACATCATTTATTTGATAGAGTTAATTCTGGCGAGACAAAGTTTGATCAACCCAGTTCAAACGATACAGCTTTATCTTTCAAACCATATGTGTTCTTTCCTTGTCAAATACCACACGATGAGACTATCATATATCATAGTGACGTGAAAGTAGAAGAAGCTTTGGAAATGACCCTAGATTGGGCTTCAACGACTGCTAAGAAGGTTGTTATCAAAGGTCATCCTGTCAATCCAGGTTCTATGGAATCTATAAAAAAAGTTGCTAATCGTTATAACTGTGTTTGGGTAGATAATTTCAACATCTTTGATTTGATAAAAAATAGTGAAATGGTTGTGACTGTAAACAGTGGTGTGGGGTTAGAATCTATCTTAGCCGGCAAGAAAGTTGTCACATTTGGTAGGACGGATTATGATACCGTCACATGGAAGGTAAATCCTAAAGAATATCGTTATTCGTTATCTAATGCTTATAACACTGATTGGGTTAATTTTGAAAGATACAATAAATTCATTCACACTTGGTATGACACTCATTACGATTATACCAATCCAGAAAGTTTTAAAAAATTAAAAAATTTCTGTTGACATTTAATCAGCATGGTACTATAATGTAAATGAGTTCAGTTTCTATGGAGATCTATCTTATGAAACGACTGTTTGGGAAATATATAAAGGTAGTATAATGGAAAAGATAATTGTCGCTGATTGCGACGGTGTACTTCTGAATTGGGAGTACGCTTTTGATTGTTGGATGAATGAACGTGGATTCTTTAAGGGTCCGGACTCTGACCTCCATTATGAGATTGGATCTCGATATGGTCTCACAAAACAACAAGGTAAGAGTTTTATAGCAGAATTCAATCAATCTGCTGCAATTGGTTTTCTACCAGCCCTTCGAGATGCCGTTTGGTACGTCAAGCGACTCCATGAAGAACATGGATATGTCTTTGATGTTGTAACCAGTCTCTCTACTGATAAACATGCTGCAATGCTACGTGAACGGAATCTTAAGAAGGTTTTCGGCGAGAACACTTTTCGTAATATCGTCTGTCTTGCTACTGGTGCTCGAAAAGATAAGTATCTTAAAGAACACTACGAAGATTCAGGATATGTCTGGATTGAAGATAAGGTAGAGAATGCAGACGATGGCTTTGATGTTGGTATGAAACCTCTTCTAGTAGAACATGGTTTCAATATGAATGAAAAGAATCTTTCATATCCAATCGTCAAAAACTGGAAAGAAATTTATGAAAGGGTAGTTACATCATGACTGATATTGATGAAAAATTACTGAAACAAATATACGACCTTGCCGGTGATATTAGATACGAACAGGTATACAACGAGGTACTTGATAATACAGTAAAACACATTGATAATTGTAATGGTAATGGTCTTATAGTTGCAGGTGTAATGTTAACCCAAGCATTGAGTATATACAAAACAATGTTGACAGAAGACGGATTTGATGATATAGTAGAAGGTATCGTGGCAAGCAAACGTCATGTAAAGAAGTTCAATGTTCCTACTACAACTAACAAAACGTTACATTAGTAAAGGAGTTGACCAATGAAAGTTTTTCTGATCATTTTAACCTCATTTGGCGGTCTTGCCGGTGATATTAGATACGAACAAGAAACATCTTCTTACCGAGATTGCACTATCGCCGCTGAATCTATCAAGAACAATCCTGGTAAGTTCTATCGTAATGGTGAAGAGTATACCTATAACCATATTGATGCATGGTGTGAATACCGATGAATATTTTTGCTCTGTCAATGTGTCCTGAAGAATCAGCACAGATGATGTGTGATAAACATGTTGTCAAGATGATTGTGGAAACTGCACAACTTCTATCAACAGCACATCGTATTCTAGATGGCGAACAATATACCGATAAGACTGCTAACGGTAGGTCTATCAAACGATGGCGACATCCTAATCATAATTTAGAATCTAGTCTCTACAAAGCATCACATGTCAATCATCCTTCTGCGATATGGGCACGTGAATGTAACAATAATTACATTTGGTTACAATGTCACTTTGAAGCCCTGTGTAGTGAATATACATATCGATATCACAAAAAACATTTGACAGAAGAAAAACTTGTTGATATACTGTCTCATGTACCAAATAATATTCAGCGAGCTAGGTTTACACCCATTCCGCAAGCAATGCCAGATAAATATAGAAGTTCTCATTTTGTAGATGCCTATAGGAGTTATTATGTCGGAGAAAAAGCAAGTTTCGCAAAGTGGACAAACAGATCCGTACCTCAATGGTGGAACGATCCCTCTTATAAATCATGATGAAACAGACGTACATTGGGTTGAACCAATGCAAGCTAAATGTCTGTTAGAAGCTCCAAACTCTTCATGGAGATACGCCCATATATACTACAGAGAACAAGCAGCAAAGTGGGAAGTGAAACTAAGAGCACTAAACAAAGAACGTATTTTACGACAACTAAATCATTTATGAAAGGAAACTGAATTGGGTAAGAAGAAGGCTTCAGGTAAACATTACGTATCTAATGGTGAACGTCCAAACGTTAACAGGTCTACTGTAAAGTCGGTTAGACGTGATATTACGCGATTGGAACGATTGGATAATATTATGAAGGCGTGGCGACGTTTAGAGAATCCTTGGATTACGATTCCTAATCCAAATACGAAGGAAACAAACAAACGCCATATTCGTGTTCGTACTAATGACTTGTTTGGAGATCCAAAGAGAGATTTTCGAATGGCGGTTAGTACGACATGACAAAGCTAGAAATATATACACAAAATGGATGCTCTTATTGTACAAGAGCAAAAACTCTTTATCTAAGTAAACATGAAATGTTTCCTGAATATGTTGAGTATAATATTTCTGAAAGAGAGGTTTGGAAAAACGAATTGAAAAAAAGAGTGCCAGATGTAAAAACTGTTCCACAGATCTTCATTAACGATAAACATATTGGCGGATATGATGAGTTCTGTGATTGGATTGATAATCATTATAGTTGGAGTTGAGGAGGAACAAATGACCAATTATTTTACAAAATCAGATAATCTTATCGATGCCGTTAAAATGCAAGAATTTGATCGTGATTTGTTGGTTCATGCTTTACGTACAAGTGTAGTTCGTCTTGAGTTTACTAAGAAAAGTGGTGAATATCGTGTAATGAAGGCTACTCTAAAGGAAGATATGATTCCATCAGAACATCAACCTTCAGGCGAAGGTGTTTTAAAGACGGCAGAAGTACGTCCAGTATATGATCTAGATAATATGGGTTGGCGATCCTTTCGTTGGGATAGTCTAAAAAATTGGGCGGATTGGGAGAAATTTGAAGAATTTGAAGTATAAACTAATATGATAATATGGAGGATATTATGTCAGATAGAAGAGATTATTACCCAGATTTTATAGATGAAATTTATGTACCAAGAAAAAACGAAATCTGTGAAGAATGTCAAAGACCTGCTATTACATCTACATTAGATAATTGTCATAGATTAAATTGTCCATATCACAAAGATTATTATACTGATTAAAGGTTTTTAAGAATGTCGTTAAAAGTAATTATGAATGAAAGCGAGTTAAACAATTCTATTGGTATTGAGACAAACGAATTGAATAGAAATGCTATGGGTGGCACAGAGATGATGCAACATGCATTGTATTCAAAGTTGTCAAAGGAGTTGTTAGATAGATTCCAAATTATTCCATCTAGAGTTAGGAATATTGATCCTAATCGTCTTCCTATTCTCTGGTTGCATGATTTGGCAGAAGACCCTGAGGCCAGGCACCTCAGTGATAGTGAAAACCGAAGCAGATTCAGACGACTTGTTTTTGTATCCCACTGGCAATTTACAACTTATCATAAAGTTTTAGGTGTCCCCTATAGCGATTCTATTGTTATTAGAAACGCTATTGAACCTATTCCTACTCACGAAAAATCAAAAGAAGGTCCATTGAGACTTATCTATCACACTACACCACACCGTGGTCTTGATGTGTTGTTAGCTGTTTATCAGAAACTATCTGAAAAATGGGGCGATAGAGTTCATCTAGATGTATATTCATCTTTTAATATCTATGGATGGCCACAGAGAGATGAACCATTTGAACAATTATTTCAAATTTGTCGTGATCATGAACATATCACATACCATGGAACTGTATCCAATCAAGAAGTAAGAGAAGCATTACAAAAAGCACACATTTTTGCATACCCCAGCACATGGCAAGAAACTTCTTGTATTGCTGCGATTGAAGCGATGAGTGCCGGTTGTTGCGTAGTTTGTCCATCTCTAGCTGCACTTCCAGAAACTACTTCTAACTTTTCTCTTATGTATCCATTTGATGAGGATAAGAATCAACACGCTCATATGTTCTACCAAGTTCTAAATGCGGCTATAGAATCATATTGGGAGGAAGATATGCAAACAAAATTGCAGTTTCAGAAACTCTACACAAACACATTCTATAGCTGGGATCTACGAGCACAAGAATGGGAGGGATTATTAAAATCCCTATTAGACCATGAAAAGTAATTATAGTTTGTTTAGAGGGTTATTAAGGCTTTTTCTATAGTCTTGTTTACCCTGGGTTCTTGGAGCAATGAGTTGACCTGGATTGATGGAAGATGGCCGAGCGGGATACGTCAAACCAGACGATCCCTGGTGTGATGAGTTTATAGATTATATCGATACGAGATATGGTGGTCGTGTTGAGTTACAGCAGTTTCTCAAAGATATGAATTGGAAGGGAATAGATACACCATGGGGTCCTGGATTGAGATGGACCTACGATTTTGACAAAGACCAAAAATTTTATATCACAACAAAAAAAGTTGTTGACAAAAATAAAATTCCTGGTATTATATAAACATGATGAATGAAGGAGTGAACAAGATGAAGACAGTAATCCTTTATGAGTCCGATTTTGCTAACAACCAGATTGGCATGACGTGGGCCGATCTTCTCGATAATCTCGGTATCGAGACCCATGTTCTGGTCGGCGGTCGTTGGATCGACAAGGAAATCGAATCTGTGACCTTGAAGGTCGCTTCGGTGGAGGCAAACTAGGATCTGAAGAGGAATTCCGTCTCTATCCTATGAACTATGGATTTGTTTCCATGTCAGGCGATTCCATCTGGTCGATGGTAAAAAAGAAAAAAACCGTTGACATTTAATTCAGCTATGGTATAATAACTATAGTTGATGAAGGAGTGAATGAAATGACTACTTTTGATTTTGGCAACGGCCTGGTCCCCGCTCACCAGCATTCTAATGGTGGTGGGTGGGTCGCTGATACCGCCACTGTTTCTGAGACCGCCTATGTTGGGTCTAACGCTAGGGTGTCTGATAACGCTAGGGTGTCTGGTGATGCTGAGGTGTTTGGTGACGCTATGGTGTCTGGTAACGCTGTGGTGTCTGGTGACGCTAGGGTGGCTGGTAACGCTGTGGTGTCTGGTGACGCTGTGGTGACTGGTCACGCTAAGGTGTCTGATTACGTTATGGTGACTGGTTACGCTAGGGTGTCTGGTTACGCTAGGGTGTCTGGTCGCGCTGTGGTGTCTGATTACGCTAGGGTGTCTGATTACGCTATGGTGACTGGTTACGCTAGGGTGTCTGGTGACGCTATGGTGTCTGATGATGCTTGGGTGTCCGGTAACGCTGAGGTGTCCGGTAACACTGAGGTGTCTGGTTACGCTAAGGTGTTTGGTAACGCTTGGTAATGGATGAAGGAGTGAATGACATGACTACTTTTGATTTTGGCAACGGCCTGGTCCCCGCCCACCAGCATTCTAATGGTGGTGGATGGGTCGCTGATACCGCCACTGTTTCTGAGAGCGCCTATGTTGGGCCCGAAGCTATGGTGTTTGATAACGCTGTGGTGACTGGTAACGTTGTGGTGTATGGTAACGCTGAGGTGTCTGGTCGCGCTGTGGTGTCTGGTCGCGCTGTGGTGTATGGTAACGCTAGGGTGTCTGATTACGCTGAGGTGTCTGGTAACGCTAAGGTGTTTGATAACGCTCGGGTGACTGGTAACGCTAGGGTGTATGATAACGCTGAGGTGACTTGTGACGCTAGGGTGTATGGTAACGCTAGGGTGTATAATAACGCTGTGGTGTCTGGTTACGCTGTGGTGACTGGTTACGCTGAGGTGTATGGTAACGCTGAGGTGTCTGGTCGCGCTGTGGTGTCTGGTCACGCTATGGTGTCTGGTAACGCTCGGGTGTCTGGTCGCGCGATGTTGTATGATTACGCTATTGTGGAGTGAATGAAATGACTACTTTTGATTTTGGCAACGGTCCGGTCTCCGCCTACCAGCATTCTAATGGTGGTGGGTGGGTCGCTGATACCGCCACTGTTTCTGAGAGCGCCTATGTTGGGCCTAACGCTTGGGTGTCTGATGCCGCTGTGGTGTCTGGTAACGCTGTGGTGTCTGGTAACGCTAGGGTGTCTGGTAACGCTAGGGTGTCTGATAACGCTGAGGTGACTTGTGACGCTAGGGTGTCTGGTCGCGCTGTGGTGTATGGTAACGTTAGGGTGTCTGGTTACGCTAGGGTATCTGATAACGCTATGGTGACTGGTTACGCTGTGGTGTCTGGTGACGCTGAGGTGTTTGGTGACGCTATGGTGACTGGTCGCGTTGTGGTGACTGGTTACGCTAAGGTGTCTGGTGACGCTTGGGTGTCTGGTGACGCTGTGGTGTCTGGTAACGCTATGGTGTCTGGTTACACTGTGGTGACTGGTCGCGCTGTGGTGACTGGTGACGCTAGGGTGTCTGATAATGCTGTGGTGGCTGGTAACGCTGTGGTGTCTGGTGACGCTGTGGTGACTGGTTACGCTGAGGTGTCTGATAATGCTGTGGTGTCTGGTCGCGTTGTGGTGTCTGGTCGCGCTGTGGTGTCTGGGACCCGTTACTCGGCGAACACGTAGGTGTCTGGTAACGCTAGGTAATGGATGAAGGAGTGAATGACATGACTACTTTTGATTTTGGTACTGGTCCAGTTCCTGCTCACCAGCATTCTAATGGTGGTGGATGGGTTGCGGATACCGCCACTGTTTCTGAGACCGCCTATGTTGGGCCTAACGCTTGGGTGTCTGATGACGCTGTGGTGTCTGGTAACGCTAAGGTGTTTGATAACGCTCGGGTGACTGGTAACGCTAGGATGTATGATAACGCTGAGGTGACTTGTGACGCTAGGGTGTCTGGTTACGCTGTGGTGTATGGTAACGCTTGGGTGTATGGTAACGCTGTGGTGTATGGTAACGCTTGGGTGTATGATAACGCTAGGGTGTCTGGTTACGCTAGGGTGTCTGGTTACGCTAAGATGTCTGGTTACGCTAGGGTGTCTGGTGACGCTTGGGTGTCTGGTGGCGCTGTGGTGTCTGGTCGCGCTGTGGTGTCTGGTCGCGCTGTGGTGTCTGGTGACGCTTGGGTGTCTGGTTACGCTGTGGTGACTGGTGACGCTGTGGTGTCTGGTGACGCTGTGGTGTCTGATAATGCTGTGGTGTCTGGTCGCGCTGTGGTGACTGGTAATGAATGAAGGAGTGAATGACATGACTACTTTTGATTTTGGCAACGGTCCGGTCTCCGCCCACCAGCATCCTAATGGTGGTGGGTGGGTCGCTGATACCGCCACTGTTTCTGAGTCCGCCTATGTTGGGCCTAACGCTAGGGTGTCTGATTACGCTAGGGTGTCTGATTACGCTAGGGTGACTGGTTACGCTATGGTGACTCGTTACGCTGTGGTGACTGGTAACGCTAGGGTGTCTGATAATGCTGTGGTGTCTGGTTACGTTAGGGTGTCTGATAACGCTATGGTGACTGGTGACGCTTGGGTGTCTGGTGACGCTAAGGTGTCTGGTCGCGCTGTGGTGACTGGTAACGTTAGGGTGTCTGGTGACGCTTGGGTGTCTGGTGACGCTAAGGTGTCTGGTGACGCTTGGGTGTCTGGTTACGCTGTGGTGTCTGGTGACGCTGTGGTGTCTGGTAACGCTATGGTGACTGGTGACGCTGTGGTGACTGGTAATGAATGAAGGAAAAGTCTAAATGTCTCTTAAACCTCGTAAGAAACGTGTACGTGTTCGCCGAGTAACGGGTCTTAGTGGTGCTCCTAAGACTCCTGGACGGGCAGCTGATTCATATTTTCAATATGAAGTTGAGAATAAGCAGATTATAGAAATGGTCAAATCTTGGATTCGTACTGAGTTTCCTAAGAAAATTGCCACATCTATTCTAAAACAACCAGACTGGAAATTTATGTTTCCACACTGGGCATGTATTATTCACACAAACGATTCCTCTCGTATGGACTATCTTCGAAATAGAATTTCTCAACTGGCAGAGGAAGAAGTGAAAGTCGTAAAATCTCCTAATAAGAATACGACACAAAAAGATAAGATTGATCCAGTGAAAGAATGGATTGGCGAATTAGAAGAGGTAGTAGACCGACAAGATGACAAGTTTGACTTCTATCAGTTTGCTCGAATCAAGAATATGAACAAAGCACAAACTGAAAAAATCATTCAATATTATAAAAGAGAATATGAAGAACTCTTGGAAGTAAAGGAAGGTAAAAGCGAGGATCTTAAAGAAGCCTGGGGATATCTAAAACGTAAAGGTTTGACAAATCGTATTGCATTTTTTGAACGTCTATTGTCTGAACTAGACAAGCATATAAATAATAAAAAGGTAATACGTCGTCCACGTAAACCAAAGGTAAAGTCTGCCGCGCAACTCGTAAAAAACGTCCAATATCTCAAAGAATCGAATGAGTTGAAAGTTGTGTCGGTAAGTCCAGAAACAATTGTTGACATGAAACAATTGTGGGTATATAATGTTAAGTATAAGAAATTGACTTGTTATAACTCTTTGGAGGGTGGTTTTAAGATGAAAGGAACCACACTTCAAAACTTTGATATGGAAACAAGTATGTGTAAGATGTTACGTAAACCCCAAGAGCAACTAGGTGAGTTGCTGAAATCGGGAAAGGTTAAACTCAGGACTTTCATGGATAAACTAACAACCAAACCATCAACATTTACAGGTCGTATCAATAAAGATACACTATTAGTGAGAGTATTATGAGCAATGTGATTCAGTTTCCTTTGGAACGAATGGGTGTATCGCCCATTGTAAAAGAAAGGAATCTTCCACAATCTGAAGAAGAGACAATAAAGGCTATCACAATCAATCGAATGATGTTGGTAGACGAAGTAGTCAACACAGAATTTAGCCGTCTTGCTACGAAAATGATGATGCAAGGGTTTCCTGTAGAAGATTCTGGATTCTTCAAGGATTATATTTTTGTTGGAGAGATGATGAGAGCCATATTGTATAATAGTGTGGATATTGAACATCCTTTGTATGATATCATTACTAGCAATCGCGATAGATTAAAAAAGATGATTGGAGATGGTTATATCTCTTTTGAGGATGAAGATGACGAGAATGAGGAATAGGAGTTAATTTTGATTTTACTTGATTTTTCGCAAGTATGTCTATCAGGTATTCTTGCGAGTGGCAATAAAGATTTTAGTGAAGATCTTATTCGTCACATGGTACTAAACTCAATCCGTAGCTTCAAGACACGGTTCTCTGAATACGGAGAAATGATACTCTGTTGCGATGACAAGAACTATTGGCGTCGTCAAATCTTTCCTTACTATAAGGCAAATCGTAAGAAGAGTCGAGAAGAATCACCACTCAACTGGAATCTTATCTTTGATACATTGAATTCAATCAAAGAAGAGATTCGAGATAATTTTCCATATGTCGTAATTCAAATCGAATCTGCCGAGGCTGATGACATCATTGCTACAATGGTAGAACGTTATGGTAATTCAAACGAAAAGATTATGATCGTATCGGGTGATAAAGACTTTTCACAATTGCAAAGGTATAAAAATGTTGAACAATATTCTCCTATTACGAAGAAGTTTATTAGAGTTGAAGATCCTATGGTATACCTTTACGAACATGTTATCAGGGGCGACGCCGGCGACGGAGTACCTAATATTCTTTCTCGTGACGATGTTTTCGTCGTTGGTGTTAGACAACGCCCATTAACGACTAAGAAAGTTAAAGCATATATAGATGAGATGAATCGAGGTATAGTTCCATTTGATGGTGAAATCAAAAGAAATTATATGAGAAATATTCATCTAATCGATCTATCAAGAATTCCAGATAATATACGAAAACAAGTTATTGAAATGTATTCTTCATACGAGAAAAAAGATAAATCGAAGTTATTAAACTATTTTATTAAAAACAAACTTAAAAATTTAATGTCTGACATCCAGGAGTTTTGAAATGAAAGACGGTATTGCAGAAATCATTAAGAAAGCCTCTGAATTAAAAACAGAAAAAGAGAAGATTGAGTTTTTACAGGCTGCATCTAAGAAGTGTCAACCTCCAGATCTTTTAGTACTCATGTTTAGATTGATGTTTGATCCTAAAGTAACATTTGATCTACCAGAAGGTCCACCACCTTATAAACCTCTGCCAAAAGAGTCTGACGTTCAGAACTTTTTGTATAGAGACTTTCGCCGAATAAAGTACTTTATCAAGGGTCAGTTTGAGAACATTCGACCACACAAACGCGAAACGATGTTTATCGAATTTCTAGAATCTATGGACCCAGATGATGCTCTAATGATGGTGGCTATCAAAGATAAAAAGAGCCCATACAAAGGAATCACTAAAGCACTCATTAAGAAAACTTTCAAAGAAGAAGCAAAGGATTGGTAATAGTTATGTCTAAGACTTTTCGGGCTCGCCATAACAAGTGGGATGATGATTACGATGATTATGATAATTCACGACGAGTAAAAAAATTTCGAAAAATGAGAAAAGAACGTCAAGAATCTTTTAAAAATAAATTTAATTTAAATGAAGGTGAAGATGTTTCAGAAGATACCATTCATAAATCGTAAATCGGCTGTTATTATAGGTAATGGTACTACAAGACAAAATTTCAATTTAAATAATCTTGTTAATAAAGAAAATCTTTTAATCTACTCGTGTGGCGTTGCTTACAAAGGATTTGATGACCCTAATAAAGTAGATTATCATGTTACCATTGAAGAGTATAGGAGAGATCAGTTAGAAAAAGAAGGCCAGTCTCCTATAATTTATCCAGAAGATATTGAGGATCATGTAGAGTCTATGTTTTATCATGGACACGCTGGTCCTCGTCCTCGTTCTAATACTGGTATGTTTGCTATGAAATGTGCTATAAGAACAGGTTGTTCGGTGTTATATATATTAGGATTCGACTCGTTAATTAAAAACGACGAGACTCAATCTATCAGCAATATGTTTAAAGGAAAGGCTGAAACAAGAACAAGAGCGGCGGATAATCCAAATAGAATTAGATATCTAGATTGGTTTATGTCGCATAATCATCTTGTAGACTTTATATTTGTTTTTGATAAACAATATGAGTTTTACAGATGTCAATCCAATAATATGCATGGTTTGTCTTATTCAATGTTTGAGAAGATGTTAACAGATGACATTTCTATTTGATCCATTAGAAAAAGCAGGAAGCACTACTTTAACCATATTCATAGGATATGATTCTAAAGAAGATTTCTGTGCTAAAATACTAGCGCATACAATTAGAAAATATAGTAATCATAGAAAAGATTTTGTAATTATTCCTTTGATCTACGATCAACTTTACGCTAATGCGTATACATCAAGAAAATTAGATAAAAGAGGATCCACAGAATTTTCTATGACTAGATTTCTTTGTGTTCCTATCACAAGATTACATATGCAATATCCTGAAAGTATAGAAAATAAATATAAAGGTTTATTGGAAAGATATTCCTTATTTTTAGATTGTGATATGATGTTTACTGAATCTGTTTGGAATTTATTAAAAGTGGCGGACTTATCCAAACCAGTTTCTGTTTGTAAACATGATTATTCTTCTGCATCTCGTTATAAGATGCATGGTACTCTCCAAGAGAATTATCCTAGAAAGAACTGGTCTTCTGTTACACTGTGGAATTGTCTTCATGATAAAAGCAAACAGATGACCTTTAAATTAGCTGATACAAAAGATCCGGCATATCTTCATAGATTTCAAGGATTCGATGATAATGATATTGGAGAACTTCCTTTAAAATGGAATTATCTAGTAGACGAACCAATGGATCGAGATTATTACGGATTAGAAAAAGATGAACTTCCATCTAACATTCATCATACTTTAGGTTCACCTGTTTTTAGATTATATCAGGATAGCGAATATTCCGACCTTTGGAAAGAAAATTTCAAAAGTGTGTTTTCTAGAGATTTTGATGAGAAAAAAGATACTATTTGATAAATAGAGATAAGGAGGACTAATGCCAACTTATACATTTTTTAATGAAGAATCCGGCATGGAATGGGATGACTTTATGTCAATCTCAGAAAAAGAAAGTTACCTTAAAAAAAATCCTCAAATCAAACAAGTCTTAAACTCTATGAACATTGTTTCTGGAGTTGGAGGTTTGCGTAATGATGGTGGTTGGAATGATGTAATGAATAAAATCTCTGATGCTCATCCAACCAGCGAACTGGCCGCTTCTAGAGGGTCAACAAAGTCAACAAAGGAGGTTAAAACAAGACAAGCCGTAGAGAAGTGGAGAAAACAGCGAGCTATACGTGGAGATTCTGTAAAACTTTAACTCGCACAAAGGAACTAATAAATGTCCCTTATTAACCTAGAAGATTACGGCGTAGGTAAACTTACAAAAAGGCAAAAAAGAGAACTGAGAAAACAACAGAGTAATTCGCTTAGAATACGATCTATTCAACCGAAAACACAAAATCAAAAACGAGCCTTTGATCACTATGACGAAGAATATAATCTTCTACTGCATGGTCTTGCAGGAACAGGAAAGACCTTCATATCACTCTACTTAGCACTGTCTGACGTTTTAAGCCAAGACTGCGACCAACATAATGTTACCATTGTTCGTTCGGTAGTCCCAACAAGAGATATGGGATTTCTACCAGGAAGCGAAAAAGAAAAATCCAAAGTATACGAAGCACCATACTCTAGCATCTGTAGTGAATTATTTGGAAGAGGCGATGCATACGAGATTCTGAAAACAAAGAATCTTATCAACTTTGTTACAACATCTTATATTCGTGGACTAACATTAGATGATACGATTGTAATAGTTGATGAGGCTCAAAATTTAAACTTCCATGAGTTGGATTCTATCATTACCAGACTTGGTGAAAATAGTCGTATTATGTTCTGTGGTGACTTTAGACAGAGTGATCTTATTAGAGATGAAGAAAGAAAAGGATTATTGACATTTATGAAAATTCTTGATACAATAGAAGAGTTTCAAACAGTAGAGTTTGAGGAAGACGATATTGTGCGAAGCCGTATCGTGAAAGATTATATAATCTCAAAAGCAAAACATGGAGTTTTGTAGATATGCGCGAAAAGTTGATTGAACTTGTTTTAGATTACTGTGTACGTAATGAAGAAGATTGGGACATTCCATATAAAGCAGATGAACTTCGAAAGTATACAAATGAGTATCTATTGGAACTGATTGAAAAACAATTAGATTGTTATATGAATGTAGTTCACGGTACTCGTTGGCGAGAAAAGGTCGGAGTTCATCTAATGAATAATGATTTTTTATATGGTTACGGCGATTTAGACCCTTTGTTTTCTGATATTGGTGCTCCAGACAATGTTGCTGGATATGAAGCAGAAGACATGATTGTGGGTGGATTAGATGATTTTTCAACATCGCCAAATAAGTTTACCTGATATCAAGGCAACAACGAATAAGGAAACCGGCAGGATGTATCATACTCCTGCCGGTGACTTACCTTCTATCACCACTGTTCTTGGTCGATTATCTCATGATAGTATCATGGAATGGCGACGAAAAGTTGGTGAAGAGGAAGCTAATCGAATTTCAGGTCAAGCGTCCAATCGTGGTACTAGACTACATAAGATATGCGAAGATTATATAAATAATTTAGAACCTGTTTTTAAAACACCTCTAGATCAAGAGATGTTTTTGAGTGTACAAAATACTCTTGATAGTATGATTGACGAAGTATATGGACAAGAGGTTCCGTTATATTCTGAGTATCTTGGTATAGCGGGTAGAGTAGATCTTGTTTGTAAATGGAATGGTAAAGCGTCAATCGTTGATTTCAAGACTTCTCGTAAATTAAAGAAACGTGATTGGATCGATAATTATTTTATGCAATGTACCGCATATTGTGTGATGTTTGAAGAACTAACAGGTACGCCAGTGGACCGATTTGTCGTTTTAATAGCAGTAGATCAGGAATCGGAACCACAAATTTTTCTCGGCAAGAGAGACGATTATATCTCTCCGCTGGTCGATGCTATTAGAGGATTCTACGATGAAAAGAATCTTGTTCATCCTAACCCTGCTATTTTCAGTAGGTTTCACTAACACCGCCGCCGCTCAACGAGTTACCTGTATTCCTTATGATCGTGCTATCACATCTCTTATTGAGACATATAAAGAAAAAGTTTTATATAGAGGAATTACGAACAATAGCAGATTTATGGTGGAAATATGGGCAAATGTTGAAACGGGTTCATTTACCATTGTTCATATTGGTTATATAGAAGGACAAAAAACGATTTGTGGCACGATTGCTGGTGAAGGGTTCCATGAGGTAACAGTACAGCCCAAGCCCGAAAAAAAATCTCCAAAATCGTAAAAAACTGTTGACTTTTAATCTCCATCGAGTATAATGATTATAGTGAGTGAGACAGAGAAAGACAGAGACATGAAGTTTGACAACGCGAAGTTCGAAAATCTGACTGGTCGCGACCCGTATGTGTTTTACAATCACAAAGGTGAGCGTAAGTTTGTCGCGCGGTTCATGCGCGGTGGCAAGGCTGACTTTCTTCGTTTTCTGGTGAAGAACTTCACGGTTGAAGAATACTTTGACGCGATGGAAGCGGGTAACGCTCCTTTGACGATTCTCGAAACGAAGGGCTACGTAACTCCGATCGTCAAAAAGATGTTGAAGCAACACGGACTTCCTCAGACCCAAGAGGGTTTCAACATTTTGCTTGATCGGCAGATTGCGCGGAGGGCATGAAACTTTTCTCTTGACAAAAAACTTCCATGATGTTAATGTGTCTATAGTGAGTTGTGAAAAGGCGAAAGGGAATTATCATGACAAAATCCGTCGAAGAAGCCACTAAGATTGCTGCTCGTTGTAAGGAACTAGGTTGGACTTTTGCCGTTCGTGGCTCTATTCTCACCATTTACAAGACCATTCGACGTGACAACAAAGACGATCTTGTTCGTGCGGACATGGAATACTATAGCATTCTTAGCCTGCTAAAACGTTCTCGTCCTGGTAGTGATTGGGGAACCGATTGTGGTGGCGTAGGTGCGCTGTCTGCACTCTCTTCGGGTCTTTTCACCATGAATCGTAGCGGTGGAAATAAAAATACTTTGAAGGCTCTTGCAAAAATCGCTTGACAAAAAACTTCCATGATGTTATATTACATATAGACAGTGAGAGAGACAGAGACATGATGAAGTTTGCCAAATACGACACCAAAGCCATCGATATCAAGACCGCTTGGATGGCTACCAATGCCGAAAGTGAAGTTGATATCATTGAAAACATTAATGATGAATACGAACTTTGGATTGGCAAAAATTTCGTAGAGATGTACGAAACCTTCGATATCGCCAAGCGGAATGCTGAGGCGAAGGTTTCTTTCTATGGCATGATTGGAGGTTGATATGGCGTTTGCTCCTTATACCAACGACCGTCGCACGATTGGAATTGACTCCAAAGTTCTGGGTCAGTTCCGAGAAAAGGAGTTTGATCATTCGTTTGAGTTTGCTGAGAATGATGGTTGGTTTGCTGATGAATATCCTCACAAGATTTTCGTTGGTAACGGCGAAACTCGTATTGGTCTTGTTAAGAAGACTGTAGCGTATGTGGTCGTAGATGAAGGCGACGATGGATCGCCGGTCGTTGAAAAGTGGTCTATCAAAAATTTTCGGGGATATGAATAATTTTGATTGACAAAAAATAAAATTCCTGGTATTATATAAACATGATGAACGAAGGAGGAGGTTGAAGTTTACTGTCTCTGATGAGTCCGTAGGGACGAAACAGATGGTTGTTCTGACTGCGATGTGCTTCACCCTTAACGAAGCCAGTTAGAACCTAAGTAAGGAACGGGAGTAGTGTTTAACCGTAATCCTTGGCCATTTGTCAGACAGCGAACGACCTTGTGGTGTAGTTGTCAGCAGTGAGATAGGTTCTGAGGTTAGATATATCCGATAGGATTGCCATGGCGGTCCGTGTAGGCATCCAAAGATAAACCACAATTGTTTTTACATAACAAAAAAAGTTGATTCATTCTTTTGTTATGATATAAACATGATGAACGAAGGAGAGAGATGATGTTGAATGTTCTGAAGATGTTGGTCGAGTTTATTGCTTTCTCTTTTTTGATGGCAGTTATTCTAATGTACATGGTAGTGTTCTCTTAATGAGTTTATTCCTGGGTAGCTCAGTGGTAGAGCTGGCGGCTGTTAACCGCCCGGTCGGGGGTTCGAATCCCTCTCCAGGAGCCAATTTGCTGGTGTAGCTCAGTTGGGTAGAGCAGGGGTTTTGTAAACCTCTGGTCGGGAGTTCGAGTCTCTCCACCAGCACCATTTTTGGAGATGATATGAGTATGCATCTTGTAGGTCCGTGGATGACAACAACATCCACTCGTAAACGTAAATCTAAAAAGTCTAAGCGTCAATTACAAGCTGATATCGAACATGATAAGTGGCTTCGTAAGATGGGCGCTCATCCTTCTCAACGGAGTGTAGCACAGCCTGGTAGTGTATCTGGTTTGGGACCAGAGGGTCGTAGGTTCGAATCCTACCACTCCGACCAAATTCCTCTCAGTAACAAAATTGTACCGATTCAAACGAATAAATCAGTTGACAGAGAGACAAAACTGATGTATAGCTCTCAATATGTTGTCGGTCAAGCGTATAATAAAGGTGGTCTACAGGTACTATCTAAAGAAGACGCTAATGATCCGACCACTGGAAAGAGGCGAGGATGAATATTTGCTGGTGTAGCTCAGTGGTACTAGAGCATCGTTCTTATAAAGCGAGGGTCGGGAGTTCGAGTCTCTCCACCAGCACCATTTTTGGAGATGATATGAGTATGCATCTTGTAGGTCCGTAGATGACAACAACTTATAAGAAAGACAAAGACTATACAGCACCGGAGTGGTAATATGGATGACGATAAAGAAAAAGCACTGCAAGAACTAAGTGATTTGTCGCAAAAAATGGAAAAACATCGTAAAGAAGATGAAGCACGTAACGATGCATGGTGGAACGGACTTACTGAAGAAGAACGTGAAGATGCTTTCTGTGCTGTAGTTAAACGTATTTGCAAAGCAGAGTTGATAGATCGCGGAACCTATCGTTATGCACTATACACTGTATTTGGTTTTGATTCAGGTATGTATATGCGTGGCATGGACTGCGGTTATATGGCACTACACAATGCTATCTTTGACGGCGAAGAATTTGAAAAAATGAAAGCAGTTACTAGATTTGAAGTCGTTGACGAAACTGGACGAGCTTATGTAAAGTATCTTGTAAAGTATCTTGACAAGGACGAAGGCATCAAGTATAGTTTACAAGATGATGATAAAACTCTAAAAGTGTTTATTAACAAGAAGACTTGGAAAGAAGACTTATGAAAGTTAAAATAAGACCTTATCCAAACAGACTCCAATCTCGTGTTTATGAGAACTATATGATCAAGAAGTATGGTTATGTGAATTGGCCTAATGAGCATTCACGATTTGAAAACACACTTGAATGGTTGGAAGATTGTATGCAAGGTGTTTATAATGTGTTTAACTGGATTTGGTTTGATCGTAGACAGCAAAGGGTAAAAGTACACATCGATCCTTGGGACACATGGAGTATGGATCATACTCTAACATACATTGTACTTCCTATGCTCAAGCAACTAAAGGAAACCAAACAAGGTGCTCCCTATGTTGATTTGGAAGATGTACCCAAAGAACTACATGGCAAGAAACTTACCAAGAAGCAGAAAGAACAAGCCCTTCCAGGCGTAGTAGATGACAAGCATTTCGAACGTTGGGACTGGGTGCTAGACGAAATGATCTTTGCGTTTGAACAAAAGAATCGTGATAACTGGGAAGAAGATTATTACGGTCCATATATTGAAGGCGAAGGCGGAGGAATCTTAGGTGGACATTTTGAATGGACAGACGACGAAGGTAGAAAGAAACACCAAGAAAGAATGAGCAACGGTTTTAGACTGTTTGGCAAGTATTATGAGAATTTGTGGAATTGAAATGATGATTAAACACGAACCACTATTTGATACTGACAAGATTTGCGAACACTATACTAAGAAAGATGGTGTTCCTGTTACCTATGTGTGCACCAGTGCGTTAAGAGGCGAAGCACAAGCAATGGATATCTTCTACAGGGATACTCCACACCCTGAGTTTGGTAACCATTACTTTGGATTATATTACAATATGGTTGATACACGAGTAACACAAAAGCCACAAATTATGATTACCAATGCAGATCGAATTGAATCTGTAGAGTTTGGGCTTGTTGAAGATGATGATGGCAATCTACAGTACAGCGCACATCGCCATGATTATAAACGGTTTGAGAACGGCAATATGATCGACGGAGGTCGTGCTTATATTAAGTCAAGTATGTGTGAAGTTAAACACTACGTTGTTCGTAACGGTGAAATGGTGGAGAAGAAAGATGCTGAAATCTCGGATGAGAATCTCGATCTTTCGGATATTCCGGAGAAGGACGAGCAATTCTTCATGCGAGCGAAGAAGACAAGACTGGTTAGGAAGAGAAAAACTAAATGATAAAGAAATATAGGATCATCACATTGAGGGCAACATGGCCGTATTAGAATTATCAAGTTTTGAAATGATACAAAAAGAGCGTGGCGCAAAAGGTCGGCAGGCTGTGCTAGACTTTGGCGATTACCATCTCAGCATCATCAACGACGGATTTGGTTCTGAGCAAGGACTTTACGAGATTGGACTGTTCAAAGCAGCAGACGGTGTAGCATTTGACATGGTAGAGTTGCCTGGCATTACAGAAGAAGGCGATACTGTAAAAGGACGCTTGACAGAAGCAGATGTTGGTGCTATAATAAAGAAAATGTACTTAATCACAGGCAAATCACCGAGACAAGTATGATTACAGTTAACGGCGGTTCACTGACCATAAGATTAACTGGGTTAGAGAAAAACTAAATGATAAAGAAATATAGGATCATCACATTTCTTCAACAAGAAAAGAAAGAGGCGAAAGAAAATGACTGAAGATTATTATGAAGAAGTACTACTCCTTCGCAAGAAGGTTGAGAAGTATGAGACTATGTTCAAACATGCAATGGCTGAAAATACTGGTGTGTTCTTTATCTGTGGTGTAGCAGGTGAGAAGGATAGCATGGGTTTACCTGAGGAGATTATGGTTTGTCCAACATACGGACTAGACGGTTTTGCATCTTATAAAAAGGACAGAGACTACTCTGCTCCAGGCTGGTGAGGCGAGGATGAAGATTAAACTTCCAGAGTATGGTTATTTTGCGCCAGTAATCTTTCATTGGCATTCATATGAATCAGAGTGGCATTTTTCAATATTTCTAGTTGAGTGGGAAGAACACGAAAGATCATTGTTCAGTATTGGTAAAAAGTACGATATGTGGTTTATCGATTTGTTTTGGAAAAGATTACTACCAAGAGATGATGAGTGAGGCGAGGATGAGATATTTTTCTTATGATGAACTGGTAGAACCGGGAGAAGGAACGTCTATTGTAACAGTATCAGAGGATGATATCAGAAAAGAATACTATCCTTGGTGGTATGAGAAGATGTGTAAAAAGTATGGTAAAGAAGAAGTGGACAAAAACTGGTCGTTTGAAGATTGTCTAGAGGACTGGATTACAACCAATTATGCGTGGGTAGTAGATGAGTGTGGCGAAAATGACTGATTATAATCCTGACAACTGGGTTGTTATTAAAATAAATGGTGATGACCCGCATTATCGTGTGCTCGCAGGGTGGAGTGGTGGATACCTCACTGGCGATAGCTGGCGCATGAATAGTGGCATTACTCGTGTCGAGGATGCTGGTGACCGTTTTAATTTCTATGGATCAAGCGGTAGTTGTTATAGTTGCCACAAGGAGAATTATACTCTACGTGTGAATAATGCTCATATCTGGAATCAGTTTAAAGAACTGCACGGCGACAAGATTGAGATAATGCCAGAAGAAACAGACTGGTTAAACATGGATTGGATTCATGATAAAGAAATATAGAATCACTACTACCCTTCGTCCCGGTATCAAAGATATGCAAGGCGATGCAGTAGCAAATGCTTTACGATCTATGGGTTACGATATCGTTGAAAATGTTAGAATCGGTAAGACTATCCATATTGAATGTGATGAAAATTTAGTTGACGACATTGCTAAGTCTGTATATAATGAAGTAATGGAAAATTATGTGATTGAGGAACTATGAAAAAGGTAATCGTTATCAGTCTTGGTCTTTTGGTTTCAGCTTGTGCTGTAACACCATTGACACCTATTGGTATTGCTTATGATATGGTAACTCTACCATTTGAGATGGGACATGTAGTCGTAAAGAGAGTATTGCCTTGATTAATTGGTATATGGTAACATTAGTTTTGTTATCATTTTTACCCTTTGCATACGCAATTTTGAAATTGTGTTGGTATTGTTAATTGGTCTCGTAGCTCAATTGGATAGAGCACCCGCCTTCTAAGCGGACGGTTGCAGGTTCGAGTCCTGCCGAGATCGCCAAATAATGCGCCCGTGGTGGAATTGGTAGACACAAACAACTTTAGAAAAAAGTTTAAGCGGGCGTGGAGAAATTGGTAAACTCGATTGACTTAAAATCAATTGCCTAGCGCTTGCCGGTTCGAGTCCGGCCGCCCGCACCAAATATAAATAACACCGTGCTGCTGAGGCTCATTTATGTGAGGTACGGCAGGGATGGCGGATGAAGTACCAAAGAGTGGAAAAATCGCGGCCATCACTTTTTTTATATAGAAAGAATGTTCTATGGGTTGGAATCCATTTAAGAAAAGCAGTTGGACTAAACTAGGAGACGATATTGTAGATACTGCAAATGATGTGGCAGATACCGTAACAGACACCGCAACAGCAAAGGCAGTAGCACATACAACACAAACTTGTACATCGCAGGCATCTGAATATGCAAAACAGGGCTTCGATGTTGCATCTACAGAATGGAAGATCTACAGAGAAGAATGGTACTAAGAAGGCTTGTATTGATAGTGTAAGTCATGGTGTAGAATACGTAGAATGGGCAGTTAACATAGACTGTTGACATTAATTCATTTCTGTTGTATTATATAAAAATGATGAAACAGGGAGTGAATGTGATGTTTGAACTTGTTGAGTTGTACGAAGATGCGTTTCGGTTTCCTGAGATTCGTAAGGAATACGAAGAATATCTGGATCGACTGGCAGACGAGTATGATTATGTCAAGAGTCTAGATATGGATAATATAAATATTAAATCTACTGTTTGAGAGGAGATAGAATAGACGGTTAGGACACGGGGGCAGTACCCGTCACCTCCACCATAAGCATATCACCGTCTCTAGTAATGAGACCTTGCTAGATACGAAAGAGTTTGTTGTGGTATGCTTATGCGGGGGGTGAAATAGGGTCGACTAACGTAGTAAAGATCAAATCGAGGTAGACGCCATGGTACCAGCGTATCGGACCAAAACTATAAATGCTAACTTTAATGTTGCAAATGACAACCACTTCGAGGATATCCGCCTAGCGGCTTAATCGACTTGTAGTCACGGGGTATGGGTTCCACCCTGTCATATAACGGGCCCAATCACTTTTAACAATTAAAGGATATAACATTGTTTAAATTCTCCGAAAAGGGAATCGCAAAGTTTATCATTTTTTGTTTTGTCTACTTAATTCTTATTTTTGTATCTATGGCAACATTGCCGGATAATGCAGACAGTCACGAAGTAGATAAAGATAGTCTGAACTGTTTAGCTAAAAACATATACTTTGAAGCTAGAGGAGAAGAAATTATTGGTCAATATGCTATTGGTCTCGTAACTCTAAATCGTGTAAAAGACAAAGATTTCCCTAATAACATCTGCGACGTTGTATATCAGGCAGTAAAGATAAACAACAAAATAGTAAAATATAAGTGTCAATTTTCTTGGTATTGTGACAATAAATCAGATACACCAAAAGATTTACAAAGTTGGTATAAAGCTATTAGTATAGCAGATACATTACTACACTTTAACGTAGAAGACTTCACAAGAGGTTCTAGATTTTATCATGCGGATTATGTCGTACCCGAATGGAGCAAAAATAAAAAGGTATTAATTAGAATAGGAAAGCATATTTTTTATGAATAATTTTTATAATAGTCTCGCTAACGATAAGAAACTATCGATTATTGCTGGACCGTGCGTTTTTGAAAATCAAGAGTTGGCAGTGGAAATCGCAGAGACTCTAAAAGAGATTTGTGACGATTTATCTGTCAACTTTTGTTTTAAAATGAGTTTTGATAAAGCAAATAGAACATCATCCTCTTCATACAGAGGAGACTTTGATGGTGCGTATTATGCATTTGATTCAATAAGAAATAGAGGTATACCTACATTAACAGATGTACATGAATCTTGGCAATGTTCCGTAACTAATGCAGACATTCTTCAAATACCAGCATTTCTCTGTAGGCAAACTGATCTTCTAAAATCAGCTGCCGAAACTGGTAAACCTGTGAATGTAAAAAAAGGACAATTTTTATCTCCATGGGAAACAAAAAATATAGTTGACAAGATAAAATCCTTTGGTTATAATGAAGTAATGTTAACTGAACGAGGTACAACATTTGGATATAACAATCTCGTTGTTGATATGCGTTCATTAGAAGTGATGAAAGAATATGCACCTGTCATTATGGATTGCACACATGCCGTACAATATCCAGGAGGTCAGGGAGGTTCAAGTGGGGGTGATAGACGTTTTGCTTCTGTTATTGCTTATGCGGCTACCGCTGTATCAATAGCAGGACTCTTTATGGAAGTCCATCCAGATCCTGATAATGCACCGAGTGATGGTCCTAATATGATTAAATTAAAAGATTTTCCAAAAATAATAGAACAAATTTTAGAAATTGATGGAGTGGTTAAAAAATGATTTATGGTAAAGTTTGGGGTCAGACAGAACCTCTTTTAGTGACTCCCATGATTGAAGTCCACAGAATCATTACAAAGTCTGGTTATAAATGTTCAGAACATTTACATAAGCACAAGTGGAACGGATTCTATTGTATTAGCGGTAAAATGAATATTTTTGTACGTAAGAATGATTATGATCATACAGATAAGACAGAACTAGGACCAGGAAATTTCACTACAGTGAAGCCGGGTGAATATCATTGGTTTGAATGTGTAGAAGACGCTGAGGTACTAGAAATCTATTACGCTGAATCAATCTCAGAAGATATTGTAAGAAAGAATACTGGAGGAATTATTTCGAAATGATTGATAAGAATAAGTTCAATCAAGAAATTGAAGATTTTGTGTATGAAACTGGTGAATCTTATATTGACGCAATTATCAATTTTTGTGAAAAGAATAATGTAGAGATTGAATCTGTTGCTAAAATGATTAATAGAGTTATCAAGGCGAAGATTGAATCAGAGGCTAGTGATTTAAATTTACTAACAGAGAAATTATGCAGATTGCCCATGTGATGTCGTTTCCTGGTTTCAATGCGTATAAAACTTATCTTGCGCTGAGAAGTCATTTTACGACTGATTATGATTACTTTAAATATAATGGTAAACTGAGAGTAAAGGAGGAATCTTTTTTAAGACGTAAAGACAAGTTTTTCTTCGAGAAGATAGAAAGGAGGCATAAGAAGGAACTTGTTCCATTCTTCGTTTCAAATCTAATCAAGGAGGATAATAATTGGAGTGGAGGTCTTGTTTCTGACAAGGCTGAACAAGTCTTTAACGAATGGAAGAGAAAGTTCCAGTCACTTAAATATTCATTCCGTGAAGATATGAGTAAACTTCGTGATTATATGGATCGGAATGATCTTCAGTTTGATGAGGTGTTTCAGTGTGATGATGGGCAACATCCAATAATTCTGAAACTCCTCATCTCTGAAGATATATCAATCGAGTCTTTTATTATACTAGACAAAGTGCTAGGATTCGTGAAAAAGATCAATAAATACGTTGACGATTTCATTTGGATCGAGTATAATAAGAAGATAGTAAAGTATTCGTCATTTATTGAAATTGATCCAAAGGAGTATCGTCATGTCGTAAAATCTATATTTGTTTAAGTCGTATAAAGTCGTATTAAGTAGTTTTAAGGAGAATCAAAAATGGCAGCAACATCTTTTGCCGCACTCAAGAAGTCAAGTAAGTCATCACTTCGTGACCTAGTAACAGCAGCCGAAAAGATTACGGCACGAGACGAACTCAACACAAACGAAAATATCTGGAAGCCTGAAGTAGACAAGGCAGGAAACGGATACTCAGTCATTCGATTCCTACCAGCAGCCCCTGGTGAAGAACTTCCATGGGTCAAGGTATACAATCATGGATTCCAGGGTCCTGGTGGTTGGTGGATTGACGAATGTCGAACCACAATTGGCGAAAAGTGTCCAGTTTGCGAACACAACTCTATGCTTTGGAACTCAGGTGTAGAGTCCAACAAGGATATTGTTCGTAAGCAGAAGCGTCGATTAAACTATTATTCCAATGTTCTAGTCGTATCAGATAAGGCAAATCCTCAGAATGAGGGTCAAGTGTTTCTTTATCGGTATGGCGCAAAGATCTTCGAAAAGATGCAGAATGCAATGCAACCTCAATTTGAAGATGAAGATCCAATGAATCCTTTCGATTTCTGGGAGGGTGCTAACTTCAAGTTGAAGATTCGTCGATATGAAGGTTATCAGAACTATGACCTATCAGAGTTTGATAAGAGTTCTGCTGTATCTGACGATGATGCAAGGATTGAAGAGATTTGGAACTCTCAACATCCACTATCTAAGTTTCTTGATGTATCTAATTTCAAGTCATATGAAGAACAAAAGACTCGACTCAATCGTGTTCTTGGTCTTGATGGTGGTCCTGAACTAAGTGAAGTTGCTGCAGCACCTCAACCTCGTGTTGCGGCAGCTAAGGAAGAAGATAGTGTTCCTTGGAGTAATGATGATGAAGAAGATGACGATAGTCTATCATTCTTCAAGAAATTGGCAGAGGAGGATTGATAAAATATCAGAGGGGACTTCGGTCCCCTCTTTTTTGTCTGTATAAAATATAATAAAAGATTAATAAAAGGATAACACGTCTGTAACAAAATTTTGTTAAATATGAATATTACATACGATTACAAGTTCGAAAGGAGATCAAAATTTTGATTAAAACATTAACACTCGCTGCCTTAACATCGGTACTTATTGTAACATCTGCATCTGCAAGGGACCAGATTCGTATCGTTGGTTCTTCAACAGTATTTCCATTTTCCACCAAAGTTGCTGAAGAGTTTGGTAGGACTAGCGGATTTAAAACGCCTGTTGTAGAATCAACTGGTTCAGGTGGTGGATTCAAATTGTTCTGCGCTGGAGTCGGAGAAAAACACCCAGACATCACAAATTCTTCACGCAAAATTAAGAAATCAGAAGTAGAGCTTTGTGCAAAGAATGGTGTAACACCAATCGAATACGAGATTGGTTTTGATGGTATTGTAATTGCTAACGATAAATCAGCAACTCAATATAATTTTCAATTGAAACATATTTTTTTAGCTCTTGCCGCTAAGGTTCCAGTAGATGGTAAGTTAGTACCAAATCCATATGTGTATTGGTCTGATGTAGATCCATCTCTTCCTAATGTAAAGATAAAGGTATTTGGTCCTCCTCCAACATCTGGTACACGTGACGCTTTTCTAGAGCTCGCTATGGAAGGTGGAGCTAAACAAATTTCAGAACTAAAAGATCTTAGTAAAAAGGACAAGAAGAAGTTTAAGAATATTGCTCACCACATCCGTGAAGATGGTGCGTATGTTGATGCAGGCGAGAACGATAATCTAATTGTTCAGAAGCTCCAATCAGATCCAAATTCTCACGGCATTTTTGGATACTCATTCTTGGACCAAAACTCTAATGTTATCCAGGGTTCAATTGTTGAAGGTTTCGAACCTACATTTGAAAACATTGCAAACGGTAAGTATAAAATCTCTCGGTCACTTCAATACTATGTGAAGAAAGAACATATCGCAAAAATTCCTGGTATTCAGGAATTTGTCAATCTATTTAAACGTATGCAAATGGCAGATGGTCCACTTGAGGATAAAGGATTAATCTCTTTAAAATAAACTATAAAATATCAGAGGGGACTTCGGTCCCCTCTTTTTTTTATGTATAAGCCGCAGAAAACCGAGACGCATAGGAGCTTGTTGGCGATTGTGTATATTGAGAAATACCACCAGAAATAGTAGTTTGACGATTACTAGTATTGATAAAAGTCTGTGATTGATCTACACTAGTTGGTGAAGAGGAACTAGGTGACGCTATAACTATAGGAGCTTGTGATTTCATTGCGTTATTCATTGAAACCATCTCCGCTTCTAAACCATTCATTCTAAGAGATCCAGTTTTATATGTTGGTGCCATTGTTTGGCCTTCGCCTTTGAACGATAGATAGTTTCCTAGATCACCCATGGGAGCCGGCTCCCATATGGGAACCATGGGAGGATCACCCATGGGAGCCGGCTCCGGAGCCATGGGAGGATCACCCATGGGTGATGCATCGTTTCCTCTAGTTAGTTCTTCTCTTCGTTTTAATAATTCTTCAATTTCCTGTTCTCTATATTCTATTCCGCGGCCGCGGACGCCATCATCATATAGGTTTATAGTTTTTAGACCTTTAGCCTCACGTTCTTTATTACGAGCTTCGTGTTTCTTTTTCGCTTCCTCAACCCAGTTTTGTTTTTCTAAAATTTGATTATCTATTTCTTCAAGTTCTTTTGCTAGTGCTGCTTTTGCTTTTGCTGGTGCTGCTTTTACTTCTTCAAGGTCCTGTTTTGCTTTAACAGCCTGTTGTGTTGATATAAATATACTTCTTGCATCGGCTTGGTTTATAGGTTTTAGACCTTTAGCCACACGTTCTTTATTAAGAGCTTCAAGTTTAACTGGATCGGCGCGACCTCGAACATCGCCCGTTTTCATTACGGAAGCAATTTCTTCTTCAGTAATATCATATTTTTCTAAAGTTTGATTTTTTGATGCTTCTGTTTTTTCAACTTTTTCTGTTGCTGCTTGTTCTTTCATTCCCTGTGTATCTGAATATTTATCTATAAACTCTTTTACACCATCTGGGAG